GTGTGATACTTGTAATAGTACCTTAATATCTCTTGTACAATCCACTTGTGCGCTGGATTATCGAACATCTCTACGTCCAAAATGTCGTTTATGTTTTGTAAGAATTCTTTATCTTTTAATAAGCTAGATAAAACCTTAATTTGAAAACCTACTCCGTACTGTTGTAACTGATTTAAAACTGCCATAACTTATTTATATTTTGATAACTGGTGAAAATGATTGTGTAACCACGACTGGAGATTTGCTATCGAATTTCCTAGGTCGTCTTCGTGATAAATTTCCATAAATTCCTTTGATCTATAAGTCTTGTTAGGACTCTCCAACATTTCTTGTATTTCTACAATGGAATCTTCTGGTATGTTGGGATTTGTTAGATCCATTAACTTTTCGTTTATCTTTAACTGATGCTCAAAATTTCTAATACTCATGAATGCTTTTCCGTCGCCTTCTTTTGCTTTGTCTATAACTTCTGTTAAAGTCATTTTATTGTAGCTCGATAATTCCGGATAAAGTTTTGTTATCGTCTTTGGTCCGATGCCCTTAATTCCAGGAACATTATCTCCAGAATCTCCGGTTAAAACTTTATAATTCAAAAAGTTTTCGCTGCTAACTCCGTATTCGTCTAAGACTTTTTTGGGAGTGTAGAAGATTTTTTTCGTAGGAGAATATACGGTAATCCTTTCAGATACGAGCTGTAAATAATCTCGGTCTGAAGACATTATTGTGAAGTTGGTGTCCATCTGTTGAGTGATGTAACCGATAACATCGTCAGCTTCTATTTTGTCTATTGAAATTAAATCTACAGGCAAGCACTTCAAATAATCTATCAATCTAACTAACTGATTTGTGATTGCTTCTGACTCTTGCTCTTGATTCTCAAAAGCATCCCAGTTAGTGACCCTGCGTATGCCTCTATTAGCTTTGTACTCTGGATAGATATAACGTTTATTCGTTGATGAGCCCTTGCCATCGAACGCCAGAATCACTCTGGTAGGTCGAATCAAGTTAATGGCAAATCCAAGCGACCTTAGGTAACCTGTTAATCCACCAACGTGATTCAAACTCTTGTTAAAATGCTGTATAACCGTAAACGCTCTTAGAAAAGTGTTTAAAGAATCGATAATTAAAATTCTATCGTTTACCTTTAGATCTTCTTTTGTCTCTTCTACTGCTTCCTTTCCAAGCGATTCGAATATCTTTTGGTAATCTTTATTCATGTTCTGAACTATCAAATAGGTCTTTAATGTCTTCGTCAGCCTCTTCAACTACATCGAAGTCTTTTGAGCCCAATGTTTTTAACCACTGATGAGAATACTGTTTCTTGTAATTGTCCAATGCTTTCTTATCGTCGTCAATAAATCCGTGTACTGTCATAATAACCTTGTTCAAAGCTGTAACTCCAGTAACGTGATTCTTATCGCAAGAGATTTTTGTTCTCTTTGCAAACTCGACCTCTTTACCGTTCTTGGTAGCTTTGATCTTGTTTGTGCCTGCGTTGGTAACGTTTCCAAAAGTGATAATAAGAGAAGCGTCAAAGAACATTGTGTCTCCGCCTTTATTCTTCATCTTTGGTTGACTCATAATAGTTTCAGGCTTTGCGACCCAAACTTTATTGATAGCAACGAATGAATTTGTATAAGGCTGACTCTCTTTTCTTGATAACGCAATCTTCTGATTAACGAACTGTCCGAACTGTTGTGACATTGCACCTGCGTTCCACTCATTGTTATTCTTGTTTGACTCTATTGATAGTCGGCATGGGACGGAGCCCACAGAGTCCCAAAAGAAACAGATATCGTAAGGTAAGTTACCAGCTTTCTGCTCGTCCAAAATATCCAAGATAAATGCTGATACATCTTCAATACAATTCATCTTTTCTCTATCAACGAACAAGAAAAAGCCTTTGTAATCAGATACTACGCCGTCTTCGTCAGCAACCTCTTCGAATTGTAATCCCATTTCTTTTGCGTGTTCCCAACTCCATTTCATCTCTGTAATAATGAAGACAGGCAGAATGCCCATCTTTTGAGCGTTTACTGCGGCTTCCAATAAAGCGGTTGTTTTACCAGTATCAGAGTGACCTCTCAATAAAGTAATGTGGCCTTTTGGAACGCCTGGAATTTGTAACGCATCTTGAAAAGATTTGGATAATGGAATCCACGTTTGATCTTTGAATTTTATAGACGTAGAAGATAAATTCTTTGACTTCTTAAAGTTGTCCAAGTTGAATTCTGTCTTGATAGCTTTTGATATGGAGCTATTTAACCCTTCTTTGGTCTTCGCCATTTGCGTGGTTTAAAAAGCCCTCGTTTTTAGGTGAGGGCTTATAAATTAAAATTGTTTCTTAAAAGTTGAACAAATCATCTATTTTGGAGTCGATCTCTGTCTTACTGGTGTTCAAAGTGAAAGCTGCTTTTGGAGCTTCTTCTTTTGTTTCCCAAGGTAAATCTCCTACTTGTGCAGTTTTTTCAACTACTACGTCAGCGTTTTGTTTGATCTCTTCTTCGGGGTTCAAATGAGCTCCTAAAGCAGATTTCATATCTTCGTAAGACCAACGCTTAAATAGAGTGTTAGGCTCTGGTTGAGTTGTTAACCATAGTTTTACTTTGTCAGCATCTTCTGATAACGGAGTAACTTTTGTTCTAACTCTTACTGTACTAGTGTTGTACATTAATCCAGTGGTTTCTTTACCAGCTGTGTCGACTGTGATGTCGTGACCTTGAATAGGATCTGTAAAATCCCCTACATCTTCGTCCTCTAAGATTGCCAACAAATCCATGTAGACTTGCTTGCCGAATTCCCATAATCTTACGCCTTTCTCTTCTTCGCCTCTTACGATGACTGGAACAAATACACGTAATTTTGGTTCAAACTTCTTAGCTGACTGCCAATCGTCGCTCTTTCTTAAACCTTGAGCGAATTCAACGATTGGATCTTTTTCGCCGAAAGAAGTCGGAGAAATCATTGTCTTGTTGTTGATGCCGTAGTGGAAAAATAATTCCTTGAATGGGTTCGATTTGTCGTACGCGGATGGTACAATACGAACTAAGTGTTTACCTACAGTAGGTTTCCAGATTGTTAAACTGAAATCCTTTTTCTGTCCGCCTCTTGGATTTTGTAGGGAGGCGAGCCTAGACTTTAATTGAGAAATGTCCATAACTGTTGTTTAATAATTTATTATATAGCTAATATACTAAATAAATTCGAAAGAAAAAAATTTATTTTTCAGTGAAAGTTATACGGCAACTATCTTGTGGATGGCTGTATTTAGCTTTCTTAACTCTTCGCCTTGGGTCAATAGTATTGAGTTTCTGTAGTCCGACCAGTTCACCATAAACGAATTGTCCATGACGCCGTTGTTCAGACTCTTAATCAAAGTATTGAGTGCGTTAATTGTATATAGAGTGTTTGAGTCCTTTTTTCTGTGCAAAAGGATTGTATTGGGAAGTATCTTTGTATTCGGCCCTTCTATCTCGATGTTGTATGTACACATGTACTCATCCGATTCAGGGGAAGACAAAACAAATATCTTATTGTATAGTATCTTGTATTCTTTATTGATTTCTTGCAACCTTTCGTCTAATAACTCTTTTTTAGCGAATGTGCAAAATAGCTTGTTCATAAGCAATTCTGGTGTTAATTCTAATGTGTTTGTTTGTATCATAACCTTTGTTTAATAAATATTTGTAATTAGTTTAGAATGCATAACTGGTCCCATGTTTGTGTTTTACGATCATTTTGTCCTTTTCCAATATAGTTTTGATCTCCTCTAGCGTCTTTTTTCCGTCCTTTTTGCTGAAATCAAATAGAAACGAGTCGTAGGTGATCAAGATTAGCTTGGTCTTGGCCTTTGTTGTTTTAAGATATGTTTGAATCTCTTGTATCTTATCTATATTTTCTTTTGTCTCTAGGTTTTGCACCACGTAGTTAAATAGCTTGTACTTGGTCATTGAAACGTCAGGTCTTATAACTCTACCGGTGTGTAGCTTGTATCCTTTTTGACTTTTGTAGGCCTTCCATACCTCTTCAGCAAACTCTTCCATTTTTGCAAAGAAGGGAATTCTTTTGTATCGCTTATCTACTCCACCGTAAAGCTGTCTGAACGTAATAGTTTTGGACTCTTTGTACTCTTCTTCTGTTAACTCTTCCTTTTCGAAGTATTGCTTGCCTAGATATATGTGAAAAGAATCCTTTGGACACTCGAAGTTTATTAGTCTTGCTATAAGTCGTAAGTGGTAAGCGTCGAAGTCAAATTCTACAAGAAAATCGTTAGCCGGTAAAAAGCAGCTTCTAAAGTCGTTCTCTTTTGGAATCGCAAGAAAGTTGATGCCGTTAAAAGAATTGGTCGGTCTTCCAGTTAAATTATACAGATTATAACAAGAGTACATCTTGTCCAATTCTATAGAGTAGCTCTGATCGTGAATCTGGTACTTATCAGTCAAACACTTAACGTCTACCTTTATTGGATTCTCCTCGACTGATTTGTACGCGCTAACGAAGTCCTCTTGAGTCTGTAGATCTGTTTCTAATCCAAAGTAGCCTTTAACGTAATCGTACAAGCACTGGCATCTTTCGTAGTGCTTCGATATAGGTATTAATTCGTTTGTGATGCGAAGGTGCCCATAACGAGAATAAAAATCGTGGTGAATATTGGTATCACAATCGAACTGGTTAAATTCGTTAGTTTGATCTAGATTAACGAAGTGTAGATCTATAGCGTTAGGTAAATCTAAGAAGTAAGAGTGAAACTTCTTGTCTAATAGGTATACTTTCTTGTGCAGCTTTAAAAACTCTTGAACCATTTTAAAATCCAAGTAAAAGCTTTCTGAATGTTTGAAAGGGAATATGTAACCTTTTTCTCCATCGTTGTAATATAGTAAACTTGGGTACGTCAACTTCGGATGAACTCTATCGTTTCCCGGTATAAGCTGTACGAAACACTCGTCTTTAATATCAAGGTTGCCGAATTGCGACAAACTTTCTACAATGAAATACATAACCTTTTAATTTGAACTAAATATAACCAATCCAATCGATTGTATTCAATTAATCTACGCAGTGGGTTTTGAGAACTTTGCATACTCACCACCTATGAACTCTACCAATCCTATGAATTTAATGTTAGCTGCTTCTACCAATCTTTTATTGGTGTCTATAATTCCCTCTCTTATGTCGTACTGAGAATATCTTTTTGTGTTTAGATTTCCTGTTAACTTCCAGAATATGTCTTGCACCAAATAGAAAGAGACATCGTACAAAACAGTTCCATTTAGGAAGCTATCGTATTCTTCAGGAGAAATTTCTGTAACGAATCCTTTACTGTTAATTTTTTTAATGAAGTATCTTACAATGTATCCTTTATCGTAATCAGATTGTGTAGGTTTTGGAAAATAAGAAAGCGGTTCTTTTCCAGTATGTTTTGTAAGATTAGTTTGTTTAGCTAGTAAATCTTTTAATTCTGGAGATAGTATCTGTTCTGCTAAATAAGTAGAATTTTTTGCGTAGGAAGTTATTGGTATTAACTCTTCGCTTGGTCCAACAATTGGATCTGCTCCGCTATATACTTTGTTATCGTAAGTAGCATAGTAATCGCCTTTGTAAGGAACACCGTTTAAAGCGTATTCGTTTCCATTAGTTTTTAAATTCGTCTTTACCTTGAATGATGGATAGTATTTTATCATATTAATTTACCTGTTGAATCTAAGTAAGTAGATAACACACCTTCTTTTAACGCGATGTGTAAGTGAGTATCCCATGCATAATCAGGTCTTGGAGGTTGTCCTACGTAACCCAATAAATCTCCTTTTTTAACCGATTGACCGTCTTTGGCTACAACGCTATCTAGATGAGTATACCATGAATTTGTTTTAGAGCCATTCAATGTGAATCTATATCCCCAAATATATGGAACCACTTCATAGAAGTTTATGCCTGATATAGTTCCATCAAATAGCGCATATACTGGAGTGTATGCTGGTACAAATAGATCCCACGCATTTTCACTTTGCCACTGTCCTTTTTGTGAAGCATCTCTAGCTCCGTGTGCTTTTTGCGATACGGTATCTCCTAAACTTTTACTAGATCCAAAGAGATACGCTGATGTAGAAGACGCATTATTCGTAGCGTTTCCGGTGCCTCTTGCAGATTTAGATCCATTGGGACTTGAAGTACCGGTTCCTCCTATGATATCTATTGCGTTTCCTGCACCCGGTACTGCAACTCCGCCTTTGTCTTGACTCTTATTGAGCTCTCCATTAAAATCAGATCTATTCTTTAAATAGATCATGCTTCCTTTTATAGACGTCGTCCATTGATTGTTTTCGATAACATGATTTATTCCAGTAGTTATAAATCCAACTTTGTGTAAAGCGTCTAGCTCTTGTTTTCCGTTCTTATCAACTTTTACAGCTCTTGTGCTATATGTGTAAGGAAGTAATTGTTGTGGAATTGTAAATCCTTGGGTGATTCCAAATCCAGATATTCCATCAGTAGAAAAATTCACAGATACAGGAATCATTGCCGCTGCACGAGTCGGAAAACTTTCATTCTTATTAGTAGACATTCTTTGAATAAAATAGTTAGTAGCGTGATTTACGTTTTCAGTAGAAGGCTTATCAGTACCGTAAAACTGTTCTATGTTGCTATTAAATTTTATTGCTGATTCTTTTTCTGTATCGTTATTTCCAGGAGTTTTTTCGTCAGTTAATCCTGTTCTGTTATTTATGTATCTATCGTAATAAAAATTATTTATGGCTCCTACTGGACTTGCATCTACTGAATTTGACGCTTGTTTTTTCTGATCTGCATTTGCAGATATAGCTAACATATTATTTACTTTTGTAGATAAGTCTGTTTTTAATTCCAAAGTTTTTGCTATAGACGCAACTCCGTATAAAGGCAAATCTGTAGTTCCGGTTTTACTAATTAGATTTTCGTTAGTCTTGCCTGGCACCAATTGATCGTCTACTATTTGTAAAGCATTTGCGGAATCATCGTAGTATAATCTAAATGCATTAAAACTGCCCAAAGTTTTATTCATATCGTTTAATATTTGATCTATTAAAGATTTTAAATACAAACTATTAGAAGCGTCTTGAGAAAGGTATTGTTTTATTATGCCAAATAAATAATCTATACTTACCAATACATTCATAATTTTACCCCTATGTGCATCGGTTGAATCTCCGCTATTTGTGAATTTAAACTTAGGAATTTTATTCAAGAAAATATCTTTAGAAGAAGACGGATCAAAAAGCTTGGTTACAGTTTTATTCTCTTTTGTGGGCAAAATTTCGTTACTAGCATTTAATATTGCCGGATTAAACAGTTTAACGTAGTCTGGAAATTGACCCTCGAATGGAATTAGGAAAGATAATCCGTCAACAGATAATTGACTTGGGTTACTCAAACAGAAGTTTGTTTCTGGATTGAAGTCCAAATACATTATGGGCGTAGTGTGTGTATTGTCTGTAGCGCCGGTCTTTTTATCGTAAAGTAAACAGGTATCGTTAAGAATCATTAATAATAAACCAAACTGTATATAAACTGGATGATTCAATTGACTGCCGTCTTGTAAATTTTGATTTGTTTTATAAGGAACTACGTAAGAGGTTAGTAACTCTTTATAGTTAACTGCAGGCAACATGTCTACTGATTCTCTACCTGCCAATAAAGAAGCGTTAAATCCATACTTGGCAAATCTTTGTATAGTAACAGAAGCATCTATTTTATCGTCTATTAAGTTTTTAATAAACGGTTTAAATATTCCTGCGCTAAATATTTGATCTGCTAAACTAGTCGTTAAATCTACTTTTTGTGGAACCAATCCAATATCCAATGAATTGTTAGCTTTTTTAATAGCGTCTACAAGAGAGTATACTTGTATCGTTCTTAGAATACACTCCAAAGAAGATTGTGTATTCGAAGAAGGCGATGTTTGAGAAGGATCAGAACCTTGCGCAGGTTGTGCAGGTTTAGAATCTGCTGGTGCAGTTGGCGCTGGAGTTTCTGTATTTTGTGATTCTAAAGCAAGTTCGTAATCGTAGTATTCTTTTGTTATACCAAGTTTGTTTTCGTTGACTTTAATATCTTTAATTAAAGAAGTATCTCCCAATCTTATTGTAAATTTAACAGGCACTGTTGAATCGTGAACAGGGGTTTGCTTTGTTACAGGCTTTCCGTTTTCTGTTTGCACATAAGATTCTGAAGTAATAGCGTGCTGCTTATATACACCATCTATAAATAAATTAAATCCAGGAATATTTGTATCTGTATATTGCGAAGCTGCGTGTCCATCTTTAAGTCCAGCGTCGTAAAGGCCTTCTGAATATGTATTATTTGCTTTTCTTACGTCTGGTATTCTTATATCTGATAAATCAAGAGTATATTTTAAAGATGCTAAGTCTATATGAGTAGTATCATTTTCTGTTATATATTTTATTAATCCGTTAACGGCATCTTGAATTGCAGCATCATTCCAATTATACTTACTTTCAAAATCCATTTGTATTTCGAATATATGCGGAGTGTGGCCTTTAAATTTATCTGTTGATACAAAATTTTGATTTTTTGCAAAATATAAAACTCCTACATTAAAGCGACGACTACCGAGAGAGTCTCCAGAACTTATACGTGGAGTGATATCTCCAATTTTATCTATAACAATAGATTTTAGATATTCTCCATTAAAACTAATGCCGCCTATTTTTATGTCGGTATTAATTGTATTAGAACTTAAAACTAATCCAAATTTACTGATATACAATCTATTTCCTCCATAGTCTGAAAAATCGTATTTAGGCCACTGATTGAAATCGGTTCCAGAAGTAACGCTCGTAGCTATATCGCTTGGCGGAGTAGCAAACTTCTTAAAAAAGTCAAGGTACATTGACTTTCCATTATTTTTATGATTTGGATATTGCTCTTCTTGAAATGTAAGTAGGTAATCCTTATAGCTTTTTAATGCATCTCTAACAGCGTCTGTTTTCTTTTTCTCTTCAGCAGCAGCAGTATTTGCAATTGCTTGAGCAGCTGCTTTTTCTTTGGCTTCATTTGCAGCTTCAATCTTTTTATAGATATTATTTAAGTCGTTAACTTGCTGTTGTAATATATCTGGAAGATGGGACGGATGATTAATCTTAATACTTTCGGCTAGCGTTCCTAAACCGGCCATTTTTAAAGTACAATCGTATCCACCGTCTTGATTGTAAGAAAAACTAAAGTTAACTACCATGCCCAACATGCCGTCGTAATTACCTTCTGATTCTCTTCTTTTTTCGCCAATGTGTAATTGAATTTGTTCTTTTACAAGTCCATTAGAAAACGGATCCAAAGAAAATAATTCTGTAGAAGATAGTACCCCATCTCCAGTTAAAGTAGTTGGATAGTAATATGTGTTACCCCATTCCAAGTACATTGTAAAACCTAATTTGAAATATAAAGCGTCCATTACGTCCAACTGATCTTTGTCCCAAACTTTGAATTCTATTGTGGCCATTCTTATAGATCCCAACTTACCTTGAGTTTCGATACTAACTCTTGTTAAACCTGGCATTGGACGATATCCATACTTATTCACTTCTTTTTCTCCTAACATAGAATAGGTCTCTTTGAAACCTTGTCTTGGCGTGTAAGAAGTCGCTCCATTTTGAATTTTTGTGTATACTGAAGTTCCTCCTTGTAATACAAAATCTTTTGCTAGAGAATCAGCGTTTGCTAAAGGATAACCAATGAGATCAGAAAAGTAGCGTATGTCCTCTTGAGCTTCTAAATTAACAGAAGATACCAATCTTACCCACGCAGTTTTATTCGACAAGTATTCTAAATTGGCATTGTCTCTTTGGAGTTGAAGTCCTTTAGCACTTCTAGTTTGTAATTGCTTAAGTAACCAATTAGGGATAGCAGTGCCTATTATATTGGATATCTTATTATCAGAACCTGCCATATTATCTTTTTGAGTTTACTATCTTGTATTGATTAATTACCGATTGAACGTCATTGGGAATTCTTAACTGCATTCCAACGGGTGGATACAAAGAATCTCCTGGTAATGCATTTGCTGAAGCTATGATCCACCATAAGGTAAAGTCTCCATAAAAATCGTTTGCTAATAGATCTAGTCTATCTCCAAGAGTGCTTATTACGTAAGTATCATTTTCAGTCACAGCGATGTCTGGATATACATTATTTACATAGTATTGACTACCTGTTGCATTGTATTTAATTACGTTTATATTTTGGTATCTGTAAGGCATTTTTTATTTATTATCCAGTTTGAGGAACGTAATCGAAGTCTATTGGTTCTTGTATAATTGGAGGATTTTTTAACGACTCTCGTAATTGCTGAGTATTGAAATCTAATAAAGCTTGGTATACTTTATTCTCTTCGTTTATTTTTGTTTGAGCAGTATTAATATCTTCTTGTCTTTGTTGTTCTATTTTTTGAGTAATAGAAGTATAATTAGTCGCATTTTGTACAACATTATTATTTGCTATCAATGCTGGCACTTCAGTTTCTGTTCTTCTTCTTGGTAAAATATCCATAATTGGTTTGAACGATATGCTTACTTCAACTACATGAGGTAATTGAGGTTTATTTTCTGCAGCCACATCGTTTATTTCCCATGTTGCTTGACCATCTATAGTTACATTTACGCTTTCTAAAAATCCTGGGGTTCTGTATATATAATCTCCTATTGTTAGTCTAACTAGAGGAGCTCTCATAATTGAAGTAATCGGACTATAGTCAGGATAAACTTGACTAATTAAATCGTTTAATTTTTGATATAACGGCTTTAATTCAGCTGATGATTGCGAAAATATTTTAAAACTAAAAGATATTGATCTATCGAATCCTTGATAAGTTCTAAAATTTTCTCCTCTACCCAAATATTTGAAAGAGTTTAATTCAGCTGAGTGATTGTCTGTTATGCTTCCTAAAAATGCTCTAAATACTAGCGCTTGAGATCTACTAGGATTATCGTTTGAAATTGCTTCGAATGCAAATTTAATGATATCTTTATTTTCTGTAGCATTGTCCCATGGTGATGTGCTATTATTAAAAAATTTTGCTGCTGACGCATTTAATTTATCGACACCATTT